TCTTGCCAATCAGCATTGTACAGTAGGTCAGGATTGTTAGATAACATAGGTCGTAACACATACTTTACATACTGATGAGTGTCCGACTTGTCTTTGTCAATCATTGGTGTTGGTAGCTTTGCACCATTGTGCATAAGGAATACATCACGCCCATGTGTTTCAGTATTTAGTACACTAAATGGGTGACAGTTTCCTTTGTTACTACTACCTGTAGTTGTAAACCTCCAATGTAATCCCATTGGAATCTTCATGTCTTTGTACTGATCGAACAGTTGTACAATATCTTGAGAAGATTTAGGTACAATCTTTTGAGTCACTACCCTATCCTTCTTTAGATACATGATACCAAATCCGTCTGAATTATTTTCATAGGCAGATTTGATTAAGTTTTCTTTGACAGATGAACTGTCATTTGTTTTTACTATTAAGCACATTCGTTTACCTCATTCTCTCTTATAGTGTTAGTCTTTCCACTTGCAAAGCTATTCTTTACAAGCCATTTGTATAGGTATGGATACATACCCCTGTTGTCTTGCAATCCTACCCACTTCACAAAGTTCTCGTATTGCAAATCTTTTAAGCTGTTAGTATCTATATCATATGACGATTGTTTTACAAACCTCACTAGGCTATGCACAAACTCTAGGTTTCGCATGATACCTGACTTTGATAAGTTACCTCGGAACATTCTGAACTCTATCGTATTAGGTTTACCTGTATTGATAGCTTCATATTTATCTGTTCGTTCCAATCCGTCTTTGATACTTTTAGTATATCGTTTACACCATTGAGTATCATCACGACCTGCGAATGAAGTAATAAAGTTACTATTGTGTTTACCATTTACAAACACCAATAGCTTACCGATTTCTAAGGGCGTGACTGCTCGTCTGTCTACATGGATATGAGTACCACAGGTACTTGTATGCCATGCCTTACATCTGTTTGTAAAGTTTGTCTTACTCTCACAGAATTGTGTCCACCTATACTTTTGACTTTTCAAAGTCGCAGGTATCGTAACTATTTCACCACCATGATTTAGTGATCCGTCATGTTTGACTATTGCAAACCCTCGCATTTGTGTGTGCATATCTTCTACTAAGTCGAGCATATCATTGTCATCTCTGATTTCCCATTCAGCCTCAAGTCCTAGAAGCATTTCATCTTTGTCATCTGAAGGCATACGCATACCTCCATTAATCCAATGCTTATCAAACCCATTGTTTTGCATGGCTCGTATGACACACGCGTCATATGAATACTTACCATAACTATCTTCATAGTCATCTTCATCATCATATGGGTAATCATCACAGTGATACCACACACCATCACCCTCATGGAATTGATAGTTGTCATTGATACAGTCCTCGCATACATACTCATCACCATCTACATAGGTTTGATCTTCTGTATATGATACATTAGAACAGCTATCACATGATGAAATATCGTACTCACTCATGTCACTAGATATCAAATGGTGTCTTACCTGATAACACGCGTCATGGTTGTGCATTTTGTAACCATGGTTTCGCATACGATTCCATACCCAAACACCCATGCCGTCTACTTTTTCTAGTAAAAATGGGAGGTCATCATTACGCTCAAATACACCATTAAGATACTCTTGCAAATGATCGTGATCCCAATCAACGATTTTTCTGACTGTTCGTTTTCGTACTGCCTTCCATATATCATAGTAGCTAGGGCTACCTGTGATATTTAATGAGAAAGTTTCCGATCTCATAAATCGTAGTAATGTAGTCGTATTAGTTGTCATATTAGTACCTCACTATATGTTAGTTAATAAAATTATTATAGCAATCAAATAAGTAATTGCAATAAGCCATTGTGTCGCATTGGAATAAGTCTTTTCCAAATCAACCTGTTTATTGAATATCATCTTTCGATATCCCATGCCACATGAAGTACACCCTGACACCATGTCAAACATTCGGCAGGTGTCAACCTTGAAGTCACATCATGCGATCCGTTATTAGATCGTATCCTATATGGATATGTATATGCTGAACTATGATCTACTTCATAATCCTTGTTATATATTTCGTTTATCTTAGCAATCAGTTGCTCTATCTTTTTTCTTTTACTCATTTAATATACCTCATTTAATTCTACTGTGTCTACGCTTATGCAATCAGTACCAGCCTGTGCTGACGCATATACTAGCATTGCATTTTCTTTTTTAAGTATAGCGTTAAATCTGCTATAAGTTAAAGCCAACATTGGTTTATCCACTCTAAAATGATATGGTGTGTCCATAACCTTTTGCATAGTTTCCCAACAAGCCTTTACATTTCCATAAACAAGTGGTCTATCAAAACAACCACCATGTATTACATATAAATATTTCTTACTCATTAAAGTTCCTTTCTGTTTTTTTTGATCTGTTAATAGTGTAGCAGACTGATAGATCAAGTCAATCTGCTATAGTGTCGCAGTCTTTTTGTGCCTCGCTTTCTCTTAAGTTTTTAGTCTACTTCAGGTAGAGATTGGGCTAGTTTGTATAGTAATATTGGATCATGCGCCCTTTCTTCACCATGCAATCCCTCAATCATGTTGCCCTTTCGCATTTCTAGTGTTATAAATTTCCCAAGTCTTTTTATTTCTTTTTCAGTTAGCATTACATTTATTTCTTTTTCAGTCATAGTTTGTTACCTCGTTTTGTTAATCTGTTTTTATTCTAGCAAATTGATTTGTTAAGTCAATTTGACATAGTGTCGCAGTCTTTCGAATTACCACCTATCCCGAATCATTTTAATTTGGTGTTCTAGTTCTACCACTAATTTTGATTTAGGGGACATTTGTTTTTTCTTTAAATCTTTATACCCTTTAATTTTTGTATGTGCGTAACCCATGCCCGTATTATGGACACTTCGTATTTCTTCTATTTTTTGTGTCAATAATTCTTCTAGTAGTTCATAATTAAATCTATCTTCCATAGTTTTTACCTCTTTTTGTTAATCTGTTTTTAGTGTAGCAAATTGATTTCCTCGATCAATTTGACATAGTGTCACACTCTTTGACTAGCAAGTCTATTAAACTTTTCATAGTCAGGGTGAGCCTTTGCTTTAGTTAGTAAAGGAATATAACCCCTTAAATAAGTATCCTCCTTACCGATTGAGTTCCATTTCCATTGTTGCCCTTTTTCGTACCCTCGTTTAATCTTGCCGTTAGCATCCATATATAAAGTTCTATTTGTCATTTTGTCCCTTTCGTTTTATTGTTCTTTCAGTATGACAGGTTGATTTTTAAAGTCAATTGCCAAAGTGTCGCATTTTTTAGTATCTTAATTAGATAATAATAAAAGGTTATTAGTTAATAACTAAGTTGTTATTTATTGGTTATCTGCTTTCAGTATGGCAAATGAATTTGAAATGTCAATAACTATTTTGTAATATTTTATTACAGTAGCTTAGTCTTATTATATGTATATTTGTTCGTGGTTTGTTCGGTCGTATATAGTGTCAATATGGTATATTGTCGCACCCCTGTGACATAAGGTCGCACCTTTTTCAAGGCGTTGTGACCCCTACGATTTTCACGCATCTGTATTTCTGATCTGATTGTACCACCAATCGGTGATTAGTCAATCGGCGTATTGTCGCAGACCATCTGATAAGGGGTGTGACCCCTTATCGCATAGTCTCCTGATTAGACTGCTTCAGCTCTCGCGAACCATGGTTGAGTGAAGTATGTAGTAGAATAATAGCTCACCCCTTTTTTATTACGCTTGACCTGATTGTATTTGTTAGCCACTTTTTGCCCCTGCCAAATCTTGAACTCGGTCGGACTATTTGCCTTGCGTGTGTGACTTCTGATTAGGACTTTTAGTCTAGCTCTTGATCGTTCTTTTAAAAGTATTGTCATTTTTAGTACCTCATTTCATAAATCTATTAGATCAAATCAGGGCATGAATAGCAATCGGCATTATGTCGCAGGTAAAATGGTGATATATAATAATTAAAAATCTAAATTTGATACCACTATATCTGACAGAATATCTTAAACTAGCTTACGGGGTCTTGACATTAGGCTACCCACCCCCAAAAATCCGTGTCGCCCACACATACATAATGCATCAGAAAAAATTTTAGCAAAATTTTAGACTTTTTTTATTGACAGCTAGAGACACTAGGATTTCGCGTGCCCCTTTCTTTATGATAATGATTTAGTCGAGGGAGCACATCGAGTGAGGGCGATGTTTTAAAGCTCCCTCTTTTACAGGAGACTCGCGTGAAACGAGTTATGTGAATGGTACCATGTCAGCCCTTGCTAATTCAAGGGTTAATGTGTTATAATTTTTTTATGGCAAAGAACGAAAAAGGGTTGACAGACCGCCAGGAAATTTTCTGTGCTGAGTTTATTAAAGACTTGAATGCGATAGCTGCGGCTAAGCGTGCGGGTTATGGTAAGCTATCGGCCGAACGAAATGCGTACAAATTTCTTAAGCACGAAGCAATCCGTAAAAGAATAGAAGAACTAAAAGAAACATCCTTCAAACGTGCGGCAATTGACGCAGATGATATCTTGAGACGCTTAGTGAGAATTGCGGATCGAACAGAACAAGAAGGAGATTTCAATGCGGCCATTCGTAGCTTAGAGCTATTGGGTAAACACAAAGCATTGTGGACTGAGAAGACCGTCAATGAAACTACAATCATGAATGCATTTGCATCAGGCAACTCTGATGAAGATATCGAACGTGATGTGGAGCGCCTAAAAAGAATTGCAACGCCAAAACTTAAAATTGTATCAGGAGAAACAAAATGATTTTAACACCCAACCTAGAACCATATACAGGCGACGAACCCATAGATATTTATTCACAACTAATATTATGGGGCGGTCTTGGATATATCAAGTCAGAGTAAACTAGCAGATAGAGATGCCGCCACAAGGCTGGCAGTCAAGCAGGCGCGAGATGATTTACTATCATTCGTGATGCTTATGAATCCTTCATTCAATGTGGGACCGCATCATCGTTTGCTTTGTGATCAACTTATGGGACTCGAGAGAGGTGAAACCGATAGGCTTATGGTCTTCGTTTCTCCTCGTTCATCTAAGTCATTAATCACTTCAACGTATTTCCCCGCTTGGGCGCTAGGTCGTAATCCTTATTGGCAAGAGATAGCAGTATCTCACTCCGATGACCTAGCTACTAAGTTCGGTAGAACGATTAGAGATATTATTAATACTACAGCGTTCGCAACAATCTTCCCTAAAGTAAAAATTCGTAAAGATAATAGAGCGGCAAACTCCTGGGCGCTAGAGACAGAAGGAAAAGTAGCAGGAAGTTTCTTAGCTGCTGGTTCTGGATCTGGTATAGCAGGTTTTGGTGCCCACCTCGCGGTCATTGATGACCCTATATCAGAACAAGATGCGTTCTCTAAGACAAGACGAGAGCAATTAAACGACTGGTACGCTTCAGGTTTGCGTACAAGGCTTATGCCTGGTGGTAAAGTTGTGATTGTTATGACAAGATGGCACGAGAATGACTTGGCGGGGCACCTATTGAAGCAACAAGACGCGTCACCCCTGGCAGATAAGTGGAATGTGGTGCGGATTCCTGCGCTAAATACGTCTGAATCTGCAGATCAACTAAAAAATGCACGCAAAGCTTTGATTAATCAGGGCTATCTAGAAAAAACCTACCCAAAACCAAAGATTGGCGAGTCATTTTGGCCTGCACCCGACAGACCTGCAGGGTTTTGTTGGACAACAGAGGATATTGTGCGTACAAAAAACAATACTCCCCCATTTAAGTTTGATGCTCTCTACTTACAGGCACCATCATCNGAATCTGGTGGCATAATCCAAGTAGATTACTGGCAGGACTGGTCAAGTGAAGANCCACCCGAGTGTGATTTTATTATTCAGTCATGGGATACTGCATTTTCTACAAGAACTACAGCAGATTACTCTGTTGTAACTACATGGGGCATATTTAAAAAAGATGACATTAGTTTAGCCAACATGGTTCTACTAGGAATGGAGAAAGGCCGTTGGGATTTTCCAACACTGCGAGAAAAAGCAGTAGAAAAATATATTAAGCACAGNCCTGACTCTATAGTAATTGAAAAGAAAGCTTCAGGTCAATCATTAATACAAGATTTAAGATTAGCTGGTCTACCTATACAGGAATATCAACCAGATAGGGACAAAGTTTCTAGAGCGTACGCAGTTAGTTCTTTATTCCATAACTCAAGAATTTATGCACCACTAAGTAAGGTATGGGCTACAGAAACGATAGAAGAATGTAGGCAGTTTCCTTCAGGTCCTCATGATGACATAGTAGACTCCGTAACACAAGCAGTACTGTATGTAAGAAATGGTGGTTACTTAGAACACAGTGATAATTCATGGCTTGACTTAGGTGATGAAAATGTATATAATAAGAAACGCAGACGTTTTTATTAAAGGATTGGATATATGGCAATAGAAGAAGTTTTAAATAACCCCACAGGAGAAGAGATTGAAACAGTACGTGATCTGACTCCAGCTGAAGAAGAAGTTATAGTTAATGAAGAAGGTGGCGCAGAAGTTACCCTAGAAGATAAACCACTCATGGAAGAAGCCAAAGCAATGGGCTTGTTTGATGATGAAGATCTTCCTATGGATGTACAAGATCATGACGCTAACCTTTCAGAAATTCTTGAAGATTCAGATTTAAGATTAATAGGTAGAGAATTACAGGATTCATTTGAACGTGATAAAGATTCAAGAGAAGAGTATGACGCTATCGCAGAAGAAGGTGTAGATCTTTTAGGATTTAAATCAGAGGATGCCGATGAGCCATTTCCTGGCGCAGCTTCTGCATCACACCCAGTACTTGCTCAAGCTGTAGTAAAGTTTCAAGCCAAAGCTTATAAAGAATTATTTCCAACAGAAGGTCCTATACGTACACG